GAGGTACTGGTTCAACCAATGCCGCAGATGCCAGAACGGCTTTCGGACTTGGAACTGCCGCCACCAACCCCGCATCAGCTTTCCAGCCATCTTCGGCAGTATTGAGCAATCTTGCTGCTGGTAGTGGTATTGCCATCACCAACATCGCAGCATCCAACATTGTTGGAGCGGTTGCTGTTGTTAATGGCGGAACGGGAGCCACCAACGCCGCTACAGCAAGAACCAATCTTGGGCTTGGTGCTACCGACAAGGTTGCCTTCGACACTGTTGCAGCCAAGGAGAGCACTGGTTTTACTTCTGCAACCCTCAACGGAATTCAGTGGCAGAGTATGTATCCGTCCAGCAATGGGCTGATCGGTCTTTATGGATCGGACGCCGAAGGCACAACCACTTTCGGTATCAATATCGGGACAATGAGCGGAACAACCGTTGAAGTCGCACTTTTCAATGCAAATAGAATTACATTCTATGAGCCGCTTGCCTTTAACAACACCACCAACGCGGCAACTACGAGAACAAATCTGAGTCTTGGTTGGTCTGCATTGACAAACAATAGCTCGTCTTCTTTTCAAGCGGCATTGTTTGGCTCTAATACCAATCCAGTTTTGGTAAACACCAACGGAGAGGTGGTAAGCCCGACCAACTTCTGGCAAGTGGCCCCCATCTCCACGATATTTGTCGAGTCTCAACCAACTACTAATTCCACCACCAACATCATTGCGGCACGTTTTCTTCACATCCACAGCCTTGCCATCTCGACAGTCGGCATCACTAACACCATAGCACTCCCAACCAATGGGGTATTCAATGGGGATGTTGCAGTCGTAGTCCATGAAGGACCGACATCCAGCGTGACGAGGGTGAGGACAGCAGGATCAACCAACGATTTGGTGACAATGACGCGCCCCGACGAATCGGTGGAGTTTGTCTACTATAACAACGTATGGCAATTTAACCACAACATCTCGTTCACTGAGCCTATCTATTTTTCGGGCACAAATGCAGCCGCGAACATTTCGACAAGCAGAAACAACTTACTGGCCGCTGCTGCCACAAATTTTACTGCTGGTGTAGGCGCGGGTGCCGCCAATCGCGCCCTTACGTTGGTGGAAAACGATGGCGGAACCGTTGTTTTAGAATATGATGAACTTGGCGGAGATGATTGGAATATTGTTAATCCATCAGATTTTAGGACAGATCTTGGCCTTGGTTTGCCAGCGCTTACCAACACCAATAACGTCAACTTTCGCACAGCGGTTGAATTGGGTTCCGCAAACAGCCCCACATTTCGCAACCTCACGCTGGACGGCGGAACCAATCCAGTTGCAGATGAAGTTTCTCTGGGCATGCTAAGTTCAGAAGGGAAGTGGTCCTTTTTCTTTTTGGCTGCGAGCGATGCCCCGCCATTGAATCAAGTTGGTGGTGATCTTCGGCAGGGCTCTTTGTGGCTGAATACCGATGGTCGCCTTTATCAAAAAATTGGCGGAACTGGCTCTGGCGACAACGAGTGGGGAAAACTGCTCTACCTTGATAGCGGTGGTGGAGCAACCAATGCTCGCTCTGGACTCGGTCTTGGGGTAACCAACAACGTTACATTCAGCAATATAACTGCATCGGGCACCTTGACCGCCACATCTACAGTGACGGCGAAGACCAATTTGATTGTGCAAGGACACTTGGATTTTACTACCAACGCAACCAACAGCAACCCCGCAACCAACAACCAGATCCAAGACTTCATCGAAATCCGCGTTGGAACCAATCAATTCTGGCTTCCGCTTTACAAATGACCAAGCCCAAGCAGTCTAAAGATGATACCAAAGCTATGCTCGCCGGGGTTGGTTCCTCGGTTGCGCTCTTGGGCGTCAGAGGCTACTACAGCAAAACTTTCGCTCCCGAAGGGAATAATATCGGGGTCTACGATGATGCAATATTCTTGATCTCGGATTACGGTTACTACCCCTTCAACGCCAACACGGACCCTTCGATTTTAAGACCCCGCACCGCGAGACTCAAAGCCGGGACTTGGTGGTATAAATTGGGTATCCACAACATTACCAAGGCGAAGCACCGTCAGTATCCGGCCTTGGTTCAAGCCGCTCCGGTAACAGTCTCCCGTTATGGAAACGGGGACGATACTGGGTTTTTTGGAATTAATTTTCATAAAGGATCGAACAATTCTACATCGTCTGCTGGCTGTCAGACTGTCCCTCCCCAGCAGTGGAACAGCTTCTATGAACTCGTGAAGATGGAGATGAAGAGGGCCAACATCAAACGAATCCCCTACGTCCTCGTAGATAAATCACAGACATGGCACAAAAGCGTGTAGTAGCTCCCGATACACCGATCACGGCGTATCCTACCCCGGAAATAGCGAATATCGTAATAACGGTAGACGTTGATTCGCGCCTGCCCGGTTACAAGGCATTGGAGTACGGGACGTTGTATCCGGACCAGACGCGGTATCCGGGCGCGAAGTTGATCGCCCAAACGCCTCTGGAGGACGATCGTTTCGTGCGGAGGATCTATGCCACCGATCGCATAAAGCAGGAAACGTACAACTACGCCATCAAGTTCAGCGCGGGAAGCCCGGACCACCCGATCTACACGAGGACATTTATCGAATCTAGGGATACCTACACCCCGTTGCCCGACAATAGCCCGGACTCCGTAATCCCCGGCGCGTATCTCGTAGACGAAGAAGCAGCCCCCGCTGGCGGGGAACTCAACAATCTGTATCTGGAAGTAACGAGGATTTACGAGACCCTACCCGGACCTTGGGTCCCTTCTTCGAGGTACGATGACGATCTGGGTCTTGTCCAAACTCGCAGGCGCAGCGTTGTCAACGAGGGTCAAGTGGCCACACTTTCAGCAGATAAGCGGGTCTCCTACGAGGCGCGTGACGGTTCGACGGGTGTCTACATCGAACTTGAGGAGTCGTGGTCTATCGCCCCTGACGATGAGGGCAACTCCCTCTTTCCTATTCGGGATCGTGATTTTTATGATGCCTCTCGTGGCCCCGTCCAAGAACGCCGCCAACTCTTTGTCCCTACGGGCAACGAACAAGGAACGTTGGAGAATGTAGACGGGGTTATCACCCAAACCTCCTACGAGCCTTACAACGAATATCTTTCGGCCAAAGTTATCCAGACCTATTCGGTGGACGGCCCGCAACTGGTTGGCCAAGCCACCAACAACGAAGGGCAGCTTGTTACTATCACCACTCAACGTAAGGGAGCGGATGGTTACACCGTGCCCAGCCCAACGGCAACCAGAACTGTCGAGGTTTCTCGCGAAGATGCCGAGTCCTTGGTTGAACGGGTGGTTGATACTCCAGAAATTTTCGGTGCTCAAGTCTTCTCTATCGAACGTCCAGACCCAGCCCCGCAAAAATTTAGGGTCGAACTCCCCACCACTACGGAGCAAGAAACAGTCGAGGGAACGGCAGAGGAGCCAATGCTGGGCGGCAACGATCTCTCCAAGTCAGAGCAACAGCAGACAAAATTTACAAAGAGGACAAGTACAACCAAAAGGGATGCCACGCCATCCGGCACCTTGATCGGAAAACAAACAGGAACTTGGGGAGACGAGACCGTCACTGAAACTTACGATGAGGATGGCAGCATTGTTACGGGCCACACCATCCTATCGCATCGTAAAACTCCTTTGGGCGGGGGTAAATTTCTCGGCGAAAAAGTTCAAGTAGAATCCCCTATTTCACTTGTGGAGAGGAAAAAAGATGCAGAAACGGGCATCATTTTCACCACGACAAAAACATTGGTTCCCGCCGGTAGTCCTTTGCCGACTACTAGCGCGAATGAGATAGCTGAGATTACGCCCATCGATGCATATAACTCTGTCCAGATCATTACTTCAGTTGGTAGTCTACCCTCTCCCGAAACTTTCGAATCCTCCATCGACGTTAGTTATCCTGATGTTTTGCAATCCATAGGTATTGAGTGGGATGTGCAAACCGGGGGATCTGCCGGGTCTTCGGGAATTAGTAACATCGCTACTATTATATCTAGAGGACTCAGTTGGGAATCGTCCGCAAATGCAACAGCTTCAGCACAAGTTGTGGGCGCTGTTTACGCACAGATAACTAGGGGGCATCGTGGCAGTGTGAGAGCCAACGTAACCAGAACTTATTATTACAACCCCCCAAGCAATATCCCGTTAGTACAAAAGTTCAATCCCGTTTATGGCACTATTACCATCAAAGGAAAAGGTGTTAGGATAAACAACTCTACAAGCGTTGGCGGTTCTGGAGACGCTCAGTCCGGAAGTAGCAGTGGTGGCGGGTTCACGCTAAATACATTTATTGACAGTATTCAGATAGGTCCGTTCTGCCACAGCAACCCCCCACTTCAAAATCCGGTATCGCCGAACGGAACCAGCGCCACATTTACCGCGAGCGGGGGGAGTGTGCCTGCCGGGGCGTACCCGGCCACGTCAGCGACAGCTACCGCTTCGGCAACCGCTACGTTGACTGTCGGAGCAAGTTCGCCTAGCGGGTCCTCCTTGACTACGGGGTTCAGTCACATAGCCGCTGTCAGGGTTGAGAAATGGAGATTTGGGATTTGGATTCAAGAAGTATATACGGCATACCATCCGTGAGCGATTACGAACAAAAAATCAGACAGGTCATAGAGGCTACTCCTTCTTGGGAAAAAGATGGCGGTGGTTTAAGGGGTAGAACTATAGCTCCCTTGATTGGCGGCGCTAGTGGTTTTAACTTGATGGAAGAGCCCATTCTACAACAGTTCAATCAACAGAGAAGCAACCTAATCCAACAACAAGATGATCCGCTTCCCACGCTCTCACTACTTGGTGGCGGTGGAACGTCGGAGGTAACGATCCACCCGTGGAAAATCTCATTGAGAACAGTCCCGGAATCGGATCCTCCAGAATATCAGTTTAGAGTTGAATTAGATAGTAAGTTGTATTCTGGATTCGGGTCGTGGGACATCATTGAAATTGTCGATCTCAACGTGTGGAAAGATATTTCAAATCAGGGGGCGGTGGTTCTTTTTGGCGTAGTTGACGGAGGCGTGTGTACTGAAGCATCTATACAAGGGCCACAGGATCCAATATCTGATCGTATAGATTCCGTCGATGGTGTGCAGAGCAGTTTTACAACGCAACTCGGATACATTTACCAAGAAGGTGACGCTTTTTTCGCAGAACAAAATGCATTCCAAAATCTCACACTGATAAATATTTGTGTGAACGGAAGTCCCGCGATTTACCCAATACCGACTTGATGTCATATGGCAAGCGTTTCATATTTGGGACTTTGGCCGGGGCCGCTACTAAGTTCAATCAGTAACAGAGTTTGCCCAAATGCAGGAGACCCGCCAGCCGAGGTGGGCGGAGAAACAAAAGAACAACCGTTGATAGGTATTTCGCTAGAGGATGCTATTTACTTCATTTGGAAAGTAAAAAAGTGGCAGTTTAATATTGATTTCACGATCAATATTGACTGGGAATATATTTACGAGGACGCATCACCGGATGCGACTGGCACACTTGCCGTTGACAGGACATTCTCCGTAATCCTTGACGCTAGGGAAGAGTTTTCAAATCTTATTAATTCTGAAAACGAAATACCCTGTGCGTTTTCAAAATGGTCAAGTCTTGAAGAAGATCTACAAGATGCCAGAATGGTTCCAGAAATCTATGAAGGCGGTATCGATATCTCTTTTACCGCGCTCGATAATGGTGTCTCTGATTACGTTATCTCGAACATTGTCGGACCGGAAGCTTTGAGCGGGGGGCCAAGCTATAATTTTACACTTCCGACAAATATCACATTTTCTGACCAAAATCTCTCGACAAATTTCGGAGTGTCTATGGGAACATTCCCACAAGAACTGCAAGACTTGTTTGACACGTTTCCTCCCGGCTACGGGAATCCGCTCACTGCAACGGTTAGCGGCAGCATGACCATCTCCGAAGACGAAACTTGGACTTACTGAACCACAGCCCGATAAAACCTTTAATAAACCTTGATCCCCGAGTAAATTTAGAGTAGTAATCGGTGTCAAAAATTATCTATTAAATCGCAATGATTGTTTCACAAGTTCGCCAACTTCTGCACCAGCACATCAGCCCCGATGGCCCCAGTAGCATACTGGTCCCTGCACGTGTCAACGAACTGTGCGAACGGTTCTTCGTGAGCGGCAAGTGGAAAGGGATGATGGTCGAAACCGCTCTAGACGCCTCCGAGGGCTACGTCACCCTACCCCGCCGTTGCGAATCGATCCTCGGAATCACGGTACGGAAGATGCCTCGCACACCGTTCGGAAGATGGTATAGCTTCCTGCCCGGAGGGCCGGGAGAAGTTGAGTTGGAGTCCTACAGCGGCCCGGACGTGGTGGTCGATATGGGGGACGGATACCCCACCTATAAAGATTCTCCTTACACCTCATTCCGTATCCGGATCAAAGTGCCCAATGCTTCCGATCGCAGCAATGGTAACTACGTTATCGTCAAGGGTACCGATTCCGATGGGAAGCCCGTGTACAACTCCGATGGGGAGGAGGGGCTGGTTATCGATTTGGCGGCTGCTGAAAACACCACATCTCAGTACTTTTCCACTATTACTAGTGTTACCAAGCCTCCCACTCTGGGGTATTTGACACTATGGGCAGTGAACTCCTCGAACGCGGAAACCGAGATCGGTGAATACGAGCCGGGTGAAACCAACGTCAGTTACCGCAGGTACCGGGTCACCGTGGCCGATGAATCCGAGGTTCCGACAGTCAACGCCCTGTGCAAGCGGAGGTACGTTCCCGTCCTCTCCGAGAACGATGAGGTCATCCCCGGAAACATGGGTGCTTTGAAACTGGGTCTGATTTCGCTTAAGTACGAGGATACAAATGACTTGGAAAGAGCTACCGAATACTTTACAAGAGCCCTGTCCCTGTTGAACGCAGAGTTGCGTGAACAGCGGGGCGGTCAGTTTAATACAATGCGTTTCAGTCCGCACGGGTTCGGGCTAAATCGCATTGCCAAGCATTACTAAAGTATGGCTACACCAGAAGAGATTCGGGCGAATTATTATCGCAGCATGCGTAGATCTCCGCAGGCACAGGCGATTGCCCAGCGTTTGGAGGAAGCTCCGCGCAAAAGTATCGAAGAATCCCGCCGCATCAGCGACTGGAATACGGGCCGAGATCCCACTCTCCGCGCTATTCGTGGTGCCGAAGTAGCCCTCGCACCCGGAGGTTTTTCATCCGTTGGTATGGACGCCACTGCCCGTCGAGGAGCCGTTACGGCGGGTGTCGAAGCTGAAGTTCCGGAGTGGCTACCTTCGGATATGCGCGGGCGGCTCCAGCAACGACAGGATCAGATGGGTCAGAGGTTGGTTGGCCGGGAGAAAGAACAAGCAGAATTTTCGCAGATGGCGGGTGTCGCGGCACCGACTATGGGTGGCGAAGCTCCAGTCTCCCCCGAGACTCGTCGCCAACGTAGTATGACTGCCGAAAGTTATTGGATGGAGAACCAAGGCCCAATGGGTCCGATGACTGCCGAACAAGCCGCCGGAGAGAACAGGCTCGCCAGAATCCAAGAACTCGAAGCTATGAAGTACGATCCGGAAGGCGCGTATTTCAAAACCCGAGAAGACCGGGAGAAAGCCGAAGGACAACGCGCCTCCGATCTATTCGCTTCTTGGGAAGCAGAAAAGCAATTCGCTACCGAAGGGCGGGGAATCCAACGGGATGCCAGACGCAGGCTGGCGGATGTGAACCGCAGATTGCGTTCCGGTGATTTGACAACCGAACAATACAACCAGTTGTCCGACGAGAAGTCGCAACTGCAGGGCATAACTTCTCTGCAAGATATAGGTTCAGATAAACAAGTTACTGGGTTGGGTCGACAAGCGGAAAAGGACCGTAAGAGACGCGAAGAAGACGCCAAAAGATTGAGGGAGGCTATGCTCACCCGCGCCGAAACGGCGGAAACCGAAGCCGAGGGTACTCGTAAAGCGCGTGCGGCCCTCAGTCCTTACGTGTCGAGCATGGACGATGTTCTCGCTAACATGGCGGATTTGGGTTATAATTTTGGGCTTGGTAGATAATATGGCCGAGAACAACCGCTCAACCTTTGATTTCTCGGACCAGTATGGTTCGGACCCGATTTTTCGTCGCTACCGTCCAACCAACTACATGGATATTCGCGAAGCGGAGTCGGCCACCCGTTCCGCTGTAGCACAACGCGAATTGTCGGAGGCCAACTTCGCCAAGGCTCAAGCGGAGTTGAGCGCACAACTGGCTCCGATGAAGGCGGCTTCGGACGCCATCGCCTCCATGTCCAGTTTGATCAAAACGCGCACCGCACTCCAAGACGAGGCGGCTATCCGGCGGGATTCGGCGGCAATTTCCGAGGGTATCGGTCAAGCCGGGGATTTGAAATCTCTGACCGCTCTCGGACAGTCGAACAGAATGGGTCTCAAGGACGAGGAGACCAAGATGCTTTACACCGACAGAGCTACGGGATTGTTCACCTCCGCCACCATCAATGCCCAGAATCCTTTCGAAGTTGACAGGGTTTTTTCGGAGATGGACCCCATGGTCGCGGCTCTGCCCGAAGTGCAGACGGCCTACAAAAACATCCGCGAACAGGCCGAACGGCGGTTTAATGTCAGCACAACTTACGCCGCCAAGCCCTCTCTGGGCGCGGTGCCTACCACTCAAGGCGGTCAAGTTGACGTTACTGCTGCTGGTTTGGAGGTCGCAGCCGAAACGGGGCGGGAAGAAGGGCGTAAGAGTGCGGCGGAAACATTAAAGTTGGTTCAAAATCGGATTCGCGATTTACAGAGTAAAATAGCAGATGATACCGACGAACTAGGGAAGGCAGATGAGTCGGATAAGGCTGAACTGAAACAACTTAACGTCGACTCACGGAACTTGATGATTGAAGTTATGCAAAGGGGTGGTGGGGAATCTGGTACGGTCGGGAACCCTGCTGAACAATTTGCTTCATTGTTTCCTAGTAGTGCAAACACGGGGCCTGCTGCCGCTGCCGCTGCATCTTCTGCAGCTACAGGTGGAGCTACCGCCGCTGCGCCTACGCCCCCTGTTGCTGCCGCACCCACACCTGCACCTGCACCTGCACCTGCACCTGCACCTGCACCAGCAACCCTTGAACAAGAGGCTTTGCAAGCGGCCCAAGCGGCTGCACCCAAACAAACCGCTCCCGGAGCGGGTAGAGCGGCCAAGGCCGTCGAAGCCAAACGTAAGCGAGACGAAGCCAACAGGATTAAACTTCTCAAGAACGAGAGGACCAAGCTACAATCCGCGATATACCAAAAATTGGGTCGTGGGGGCGGCGGTCGTTTGACGACTAGACTGAAACCCGGACTTACCGAAGACAGTGAGGTAGTTCAGAGAACCCAGACCAGAATTGACGAAATCACAGCAGAAATCGGTGAGTAATTATGGCTGTTGCTAGACCTCCAGCTTGGGAAGAAGTTGAGCGGGATGAGAGGTTCCAAACTCTAACTCCTGATCAAAAACTTGAAACACTGAATAACTGGGCAAGGGCCACAGAAGAATACGGCCTATCTGTTGGAGCCTTCTACTATCCGGAAGAACAGCAACGATACTCGAGTTTTGTTGAGTCCAAGACAAAAGAGTACACCCCAGCCCCCGAAGTCGGTACTCTGCAAGGCATCGCCAATGCAGCGGCCAACGCTTGGGACTCGTCGCAGCAAGCTCTTAAAGCTGTCGGTGGAGTTACTACCGAAGAAGCCGCCGAGATTTCGAAACTGGAGTACAACAAGCAAGCGCGTTCACTGGCTCCGGGGTACAAGGCTTACCAAGAAGCCGAGGGCATTGATGCGGTAAAAGCATTTGTCACCAATCCCGTCGAAGTAACCACGAACATCGTGGCTGAAGGTCTGGCCGGAAGTATCCCCGCTCTGGCCGCTGGAACGGCTGCAGGCTTGGCGGGTGCCGCTATCGGTGCTCCGACAGGAATTGGCGCACCGATTGGTTTCTTGGGCGGTCAGGTGGCGGGTACGTTTGCTGGATCACTGGCTACCGAATACGGAAGTAAAATTCTTGGTGAGTTGCAGGAAGCGGGGATGGACATCACCAATCCTGACAGCATCGTTGAGTTTTTCTCCAATGAGGATTTGGTCAATGCTGCAAGGACCAAAGGATTGGAACGCGGGGTCCCCGTTGCAGCTTTCGACGCCGTTACCGCTGGTCTTGGCGGTCGCGTAAGCTCCATCGTCAAAGCGGCGACCAAAGCTCCTGCAGGATCGGTTACCCGACAAGTCGCCGAGAGTGCGGCTGTTAAGGCTCTTACTGGTACGCCTACGAGGCTCGCCACCACGGAATTGGGAATCCAAGCTGCTGGCGGTGGTTTGGGAGAAGTTGCGGGCGCACTCGTGGCAGGCGAACCCATCGAACCCAAAGCTGTCTTCGCCGAAGTTGTTGGTGAAGTTGGTCCGGGCGCAATCGAAATCGCCCAAGGTAGGCTTACCACCCAGAGGAAAGCCGAGGTCAAAGTTGCCCAAGACAAGAAAATTTCCGAGACGCTCAAGGTCGAACAAACACTACAGCAAAACAACGCTCCGCTGACGGCCAAAGCTTTGCGCGATACAACGGTTCAGTCGCTCAAAGAAGACACCGAAGCTGAGCGACTGCGTGAACTAACTTTGCAGGGCGAGCAGGTTCCCGTGGCCAAACCCGCCGAGGAAGCGGCTCCCGCTCCCGCCCCTACCCCCGCTGCAGTTAAGGTTCCGGACAAATACACTCCCGAAGCTTTACAAAAGCTGACCGATGAACAGCTATTGGCCGAAGGTGCAATCCTAAATCAGACTCTCGCTGCTATACAAACCCGTAACCCGGCTGCTGTTCCCTCCGTTCAAGCCGCCTTGGAAAACGCTCGCAACGAGTACCGCAGACGCAGGCCGACAGCCGCCGCTCCCACTCCCGCCGCGCCGACTGGAACCGCGCCCGGAACCATAGCTTTTGCCGCTGCCCAAGAACGCCAAGGAGCGCAACCTCCCGTAGTGGGCCTTACTTTCGCCCCGCCCGATGAACAGGAGGTCCCCGGATTGGCTGCTGCCCGACCGCCCGCAACGGCGCGCACGCAGGAAGAAATCAACCAAGCCCGTGAAGCCACTTTCGGCCTGCCAAAAGAAGATCCACTTAGAAATCTAGTCGAGTCTCAAATGAGTCAATTCTCCGCTTCTGGAGTTTTGAAGCTTTTGGCAGACAACGGAGTAGTTCCGCAGGGGACCACGAGTCTCGCCCAAGTGCCGGATAAAGAGAACGTCATGGGGTGGCTCCGTGAAAACGGATTCGACAAAATGGGCGGGATGAACCTGCCGATGTTCCTTCGTGAAAAGCAGACACGTGGAGAGGCCCTCACACCTTATTCGCCAGCCGCTGGTTTGCCGTTATTCCGTGCCGCCGAAGCCGCTGCTGCCGCTCCCGCTCCCGCTGAAGCCGCCCCCGCCGCAGAACCTGCCGCCGCTCCCGCTCCCGATGAAGCATTTAGCAGAGCGCAACAGAGACTCGCTCAGATCCGGGAAGAGCGTCAACGGATTCAAGAACAGATGCGCGGTAAGTTGGGTCAAGCTGGCATGGGTGCCGATCCCGAGTTGGCATTCCTTGCCGTTCGTTTGGCGGTAAACTACGCCCAAGAGGGCATTGTTCGATTCTCTGATTGGACAGCGCGAGTTCGTCAAGATCTCCCCGATCTTTACGACAGTGTTAAAGATTATCTTCAAGAAGCTTGGAACACCGCCCGTGCGCAGGTTGAGGGCTTAGAGCCTATTGAGGCTCAACCAACTGCTGCGCAAACCACACTGGAACAAAGAGAGTTGTTCCCAAAACAAATTGCTCAGTTTGGGGTGAAACCTCCCGGCTTAGTTCGTAAAGCTTCAGTAAAACCAAAATCGACATCTTCAGTTATTGCAGATACACCAGCTATCCCACTAGCCCCCGCCCCCGAAGGAGAACGCCCCGCCGTAGAGATTGCTCCCCCGCAACGTGTCGAAGGTGTGGCTCCCGGTGGATTGGTAGAGTATCGACAAAATCTCGTTCAGGAGGCACGCGATGCTGGCGTGCGCACCGTTCGCCGCACTTTTGAAGAGATCGAAACAGACATGAGGGGTAGAGGCTGGAACGGACGCAAATCCCTAAAACGATTTGTCCGCGAAGTCATGGACCAAGCCAACCAAGATCTGCAGGAAGGGGTGGCTACACCGACTCAAGTGATCCCGGATTCCAAGGAAGAGGCATCAGTTTACGAAGAAACCCGGAAGAACCAGACGGTGCCGACAATGGCGACTATCATCAATCGTCTTGCCAAGGCCACTGGCCGCGCACTGAAAGGTCTCAAGGAAGCGCGGACCAAGATCCGTCCGGACGAGGAGACCCAAGGATATATTTCTACCCTGCGTTCGATTCAGAAAAACGCCGAGACGCAGCTGGCCACGGATCTTGGTATCACAAATCCAGAGACCATCCGCTTTACCACAGACCTCGACGATCGGCTTCGTATCCCCAACCGCGTAACCACAACTGTTGTCGGACCCGGAACACTTACTAACGTGAACGTCGGAGACCTTACCGTTGCAACACCTGACCAGAATGCAACGCAGGAGGATATTGAGCAGACCTTGATGGACAATCGCACCAAAGTCCGTGCGTTCTTGGCCACGTTGCCCAACGGGAGTTACGAAGTTCAAGATGCTGACGGAAATGTTGTCGGAACTTTGACGGTTGCTCGTCCCGAGGCAACTCAGCAAACCCCAGCGCAAAAACAAGCAGCAAAAGATCTACCGAAGCTTCGCAGCTTGCTCCAGCAAAAGAGCGATCTGATGGAGCAAATTCGTACGCTGCAGACTCGAATTAACCGTGGCGATGCTGGACAGCCGCTGCCTGCTGGAGATTTCCGCAGAGCTTTGGAAGAACAGCTAGGTTTGCTTAACGAAAAATCCGGTAAGCTGGAAATTCGTATTGGCAAATTCTTGGATACGACCCGTCAGCAAATCATGAAATTTGCCGACACGGCCACAGCGGCAGATCCCAATCCCGAACTTCTTGCAGTCCCGCCGTCTACCGAGGGAACCCTTTCGGACTTCGCTACTTTCACCGAAGCCGATGGGGGCGAAGGTCTACTATTCGACGCTATCGAATACTTGTCCGGTAACTTGGAAGTTTCCCTCGACGATGTATTTGTCAACGATAGCGAGATCACCGCCCGACAGTTGGATCAAGGACGCATTTTGGTTGTGCCTACCGAGCTTCGCGAACGAGTGGCTCCGGGGATCACGTTCGATCCCGAAACGGGGATTGTTACTTCAGCCGTGTCGGCGGTCAATGGTGGTACGCGTGTTTCAGCCGCAGGCCAACTCCAAGCCGCTGCCAATGAGGCCAAGACAATCATGGACACGGACTTCAGTCCCGTGCCCGAAGAATTGGTAAACATTTCAGACGTAATCGCCGGGGTCAACCGAGATCCCAAGACGGGCGCTGTTACGTCTACCGAGAAACCGATGACCCCCGAGCAGAGTGCTTTGGTGGAGAATGCCGATGGTCTCCTTGCTACCTACACCACAAACTCTAATGTCGATGAAGATCGGGCGACCCAGATTGCGCGGATTATCTACGCCCGCGCCCTCCGCAAGAACGTGTCCACCACTCCGCGCCGTGCTTTTTCCCAAGCCGTTCGCAAACTGTTGGAGCGTCAGCAATACCGTCCGCAAATCCTCTCGACGGATGCGGCGGTACGTGGAACTGAAAATGTGTTTCTGGGTGACCGTTTGTCGGTGGCGGGGATGCTGGAGGAGTTCGATGGTGCCCGACCTGTTGAGGAA